TATTGTATGGATACAACTGGAAGTGGTTGGTTGTATTTTGGTGGTGTTTTTACTAGAACGAGTGGAACTGGTGGTATGGGTTCGTCAGGTATGGAACGAGTTGCTATTTTAAATACTAATTCTAACGATGTGTATGCGATTGATGATAATAGTAGCGGTGGTGTTAATGGTATAATGAATGATGCTGTTTATAGTATTAAATGTTGGAGAACTGATAGTGTAGTAATTGGTGGAACTTTTAATGGTTCGCCTTCATTCGTTATATCTCCAAGTGGAGTTCAAAATAATATATCTATTGATTATTGTGTTATTTGGAATACAGACGGAACTTATAATAGTAGTAATATAAACTATGCGAACTATTACGATGCTGTTTTAGGAAATCTATTATTTTTTAATGGTGGAGTATTTGCTATTGATGCTGATACAAGTGGATATTTGGCGATAGGTGGTGCTTTTACAAGCATTAATGGAAGTAGTGATAATTATTTATTTACTTTGGATAATGCTAATTCAACTGCCTATTCTGTAAGTTCTATAACAAATGTGGTTGATTTAATCGCATTTACACCAGTCGTAGGCAATAAGTTTTTCTTTTATACTCAAAGCGGAGAAGTAGGTGAAACATTTGCGACCAGTTCAAGTTATACAAATGTCGCTTTCAGTCAATCTTTAACTGCTATGTTTTATTCATCTATTTTAGGTGCTACATATCCAAGTGGGTTTCAAATGGCGTTCGGTAATAACCAAATGTCACAAGATACTTTCTATGTATATAGAACGCAAGTTGGAGCGTCTTGTGCTATACCAGTAGGCAGAGTTGTTCGTTATTCTACTAATTCATATACTAATACAATTGAATTAGCAAATGTAGGTTCTACTATTAATATGTATTGGGACGGAACTTATTATTGGGTTTTATCATTAATAAATACATCATTTACTTAATTTATATGAATAATACAAACAAATTTAAATTGGGATATCAACTATAGAATCATTATGGTCAGCTAAATACCATATTGGCGATATTAGACCTTTATTTTCTAACCAAGACCAATAATTAACCTCCCAAACTAGTTTATGTGTTTGATTTAAAAAAATTAAAAAATAATTATTGTTCAATATATAAAAATGAATTAAACTTTTTTTATCTCCTATTAAAAACCCACCACAAAACCTCCAAACTATATTATCTTTTAAATAATTTATATCATTTATTTTAAAATTCCAACATCCAGGCAAATAAATAAACTCATTTTTAAATTCTATAGTCGACATGTTCTTTATTTTTAATAATGTGTTATTCATATCTTTAAAAATATATGGCAAACTGAAATCAAACCAACAAAAATAATCTGAATTATATGGATTCAAATCAATTGTCTTTTTTAAAAATTCCAACTTTGCCAACATTAAAAACATATAATTTTTTGTATCTTTTAATTCATTTCTATTAGCTGGTAAATTACATAATTCTTGATTTTCCTCTCCAATTTTATATAATTCAAGTTCGTGAATTTTTATAGATTGAATAACTTTTAAATTTTTATAATTAATTTGTAATTCATTAAATTTACTTTGCAACTCAGGTTCAATAAAAATACAAATATTTATACCAAGTTCCAATATCAACATAAAATGTTTTAATCGATTATTAAATGTTCTTGACATATCATATTCTTCATCATATACTTTTAAGTAAGAAGTAACAAATGTACTCATAATTAATAATGTAATAATTATTTATATTATTAATCTAATATAATAATAGTGAATCAATATATTCCTTATCATAAACACCAATTTTAGTTGTTCTATCCCATACACTATAATTCATTAGAACTTGTTTATCTTCAACAATAATACTTAAACAATATTCAATTGGTTCTCCTTCAAACTTAAATGGAGCAGAATATCGTAACAAGTTCATATTTGAATCAAATACAGATATTATATGATAATAATGACGAGGAGATTCATATGATACAATGTGATTAATAAACCATATTTCAGGTTCTATAATATCAATTTGAATGTTCCCATTTCCATTCTCTCCAATTTTTTTGTTATAAACAAATCCGCAAGTTGAACCTCTTACCCGAGAGAATAATTTTGGTGTAGATTTTGTTTCAATAACATTTATATTATTGTCTTCTAACTTACAAATTCTTAAAGGATGCCAGTCATAAATAATATGAGTTTCGTCTTTATAATCAACAAAAATCCAATTCTTCTCACATGATGTAGAATTAAATGTTTGTTTTAATTCATTAGTTTGCAGTTTATTATTACTTAAATCGTATTCTCCAGATACAATGCCAATTTTATTATTTGAATGAAACCCTGTCCCGATATATAATAATTTATCTTTATATTTATCATAATAAATTTTTACATCTTCTGTTCCAATATATAAACGTCCATCAAATAATAGATCCATCCAAGATTCTTTTACAACATTGAAATTTTTATCAAATTCAACAAATTTATTAATAGAAATAATATGTTTGTCACAGTTTATATAAGAGCCATTTCCTGTAATATGATAGTTAACATATCTAATATTGCACAAATATCCATCAGAATGATGACTTTTAATTAAACAACTTGATGATGATGTGAACTTAGTGTTATCTTCATTAAGAAGATAATTAAATGTGCTATCTGCATTAAACATGGTTTTTTTTTGCAATATTTGCTTATAAAATTTCATATTAGAGAGAATGTTATCTAATTCTGAACCATTGTTTGAATTATTAAATACTGTTATAATTTCCTTATCAATATTTGTAATATTATTATAACCAGCAAATATAGTATATTCATAATAAATCTTGTATAAATAAACGTAATTATGTAAGAAAAGATAAGAATCCCTATTTAAATTTTTATCAAGAATTTCTTTTGCTAAGTTATAAAATTGTAAACACAACTTGTGTTTAGATTGTATTCTATAATGTTTAATAATTTCATATATTCCTTCAAGACGTTCAGGATAATAATTATATCCTTCTAACCAATAAAACAATGCATCCGCAAATTTATTCATTTTCTTAAAACATACTCCTATTCTATAATAACTATACCAAACTTCTTCTTTCCAACCTCCCAATTCAATACGTTTTTTATATATATTAATAGCTTCACCAAAACGACCTAAATCATGATAACTATTAGCTAGATAAAAATAATAACGTACATTGTTTGGTTCTTCTTTAATGCCATCAAGGAGTAATCTAATATCACGTTCAAATTTATCATTCTTAGAACCGCCATCACCAATATCATTAATGAAAAGGCTATTTTTATCAATATTAAAAAAAGTATTATCTTTTGGAACATCTATATATTCATGTGTAACTCCAACATATTTATATAATCCATTATTTTTTACGATTCTTAAATTCTGATAATAAAATGATTCATTGCCTTGAAGAATATAAAAACTTGTTGCATTATTAAGAATGCTTTTATCAAATTGTTTAATTTCAAGAATCATATCGGCATCAAGAAATAATATATAATCAGACAATCCGACACAAGCTTGCAACGCAAAATTACGATTATGACAGAAATTTTTAAAAGGTTCCTTAACAATTTTCCCAGAAATACCCTTTTCTTTAAAATATTCTTCAATTACTTGAATAGTATTATCAGTTGAACCAGTATCACATATGCAATAAGTATCTATTATTGATATAACAGAATCAAATAATCTTTTGATAATGCGACTTTCATTTTTCACAATCATGTTTAAACATAATGTTGGCGCTTTTTCAATTAGTTCCATTAATTATATTTAAAATTATTAAGTATTTAAATTAATATATAATATAAATATAAATATAAAAATGGCATTTACAAGATTTAAATACGATGATTGTAGGACAAAAAAATCATTACAACAAGCAACAGATCCAGGAAGATGGATTTTAAATGTTCCAGGAAATGGAGCAACTCCTTGTTATATGGAAGACCCGCAAATTATTCCACAAAAATGGGGAGCTAATTTAAGAACAAATACAATTAATTTAGAAAGTGATTTAAGAGGTGTGAATAGATACTTAAGTAGAGATTGTTTAGGAAAAGATGAATATCAGAAATACAATGTATCTAATCAAGATATCCAATATCCAACATGTAAACAATTAACAACTGAACAATCCAGAGCAACAAACCCAGTATGGTGGTATAGAGATTTAGAACAAAATAATTTCGAATACCTACCAATAAATCCACAATTAAATGTTTGCATCCCGTTTCAAAACAATTTAAGTTCAAGAATTTTAGAAAAAGACTACTTCACTCCAAAAAGGGATTGTGTTTTAAATGAGACTAAACAAATGTTGCCATCAAGTTACAACCTAATTAGAGGTAGTTATGTAGGTGGACCAAATATATGTGTTCAATCAAATTCATGTCAAACTTATTAACTAAATTCATTTAATTGATATTTAAATTATTATATGTGAATTAAAATATAATACTTTATATATATAAATATGGAAATAGCAGTCCCATTAATAGCATTAGGTGGTATGTATGTAATATCAAATCAAAAAAATGAAGATTGTACTAAAAAAGAAATACGAAAAATAACACAAGAAAATTTTGTGAATATGGGAACTAGAACTAATCTAGCATCAAGAGACAGTGAGAGATTTGGAAATTATTTACCAAATACTAATACTCATCCGCAAAATTTTCCTGTTTCAAATATAAATCAATTAGTTGATACAGTTCAAAATTACCCTAATCCAAATTCTGCAACAGATAAATACTTCAATCAAAATTTATATCAACAAAAAGAAAGACAAGGAGTTGATGTAGGACAAAACCCACAAGATATTTTTTCTCTTACCGGAAACTACTTAAAATCAGAACAGTTTAAACATAATAATATGACACCTTTTAACGGTGGCAAAGTTAAAGGTCGGACTTATGATATGAATATCACAGAATCTGTTTTAGATAATATGATTGGTTCTGGTTCTCAAACTATCAAGAAAATTGAACAAGCACCATTATTTAAACCTGAAGAAAATATGCAGTGGGCTTATGGTATGCCCAATCAATCAGATTTTTATCAATCGCGTGTCAATCCTGGTATAAAAAATAACAATGTTAAACCATTTGATACTGTTATGGTTGGTCCAGGTTTAGACAAAGGCTATGGTATAAACGGTTCAAATGGATACAACTCTGGTATGGAAGCGAGAGATAAATGGTTACCAAAAACTGTTGACGAATTGAGAGTTGATACTAATCCTAAATTAGAATATCAGTTGTTAGGTCATGAAGGTCCTGCTAATTCATTCAATAAATCTGCAGCTACAACTCAAATGTTAGGTCGTGTTGAGAAACAACGACCTGATACTTTTTTTATTAATACTCAAGACCGCTGGTTGACGACCACTGGAGCATCCAAAGGAGAAACATTAAGACCAATTCAAGAAATAGGTATAGTGAGAAGAAATGATATTCCTATCGATTATATGGGACCGGCAGGCGCCATTGATGTAAAAGCTACAATCGCGCCTCAAAACTTTGAACCCTCAAAACGTCATGAAGTATTAGAAGGAAATATTAATCATGGCACATCTGTCGGAAAAGGTGACCATACTGATAAGGAAAGTTTTTTAAGAAGCCATACAAATTATGAAAATAATCGTTCAACGGTTAGACAACCTGACACAATGAGAAGCGGATTTAGCGGAGCTATCGGTGCAGTTATTGCTCCTTTAATGGATATTTTAAAACCAACAAGAAAAGATGAAACCATTAACAATGTTAGAGTTTATGGTGAGGGAGCATCTTCTATATCAAAGGGCCCGGTTTATAATCCACTAGATTCTGCACCAACAACTATTAAAGAAACTACCTTACACGCTTTGAATTTCAATATTAATGGCCAAAAAGACGGTATTTATGTCAATAATTATACTAGCCCTGATTTAACACAAAGAGATACAACTAGTAGTGAATATTATACAGCTGCTGGCGGTTATGCTACTGGTTACGGTGACATGAATTATGATGCCGCTTATAGACAGCATAACAATGATATTAAATCACAAACAATTTATAACAGACCTAATCAAGGTGGAACACAAATATTTAATCAACAAATGAATGTTCATTGTAAAGATGATTGTGACAGATTCTCAGGTAGAATGAATCCTGCTTATTCTAATCTGAGTTCACTGCCACCATCTGTTCAAACTTATGGCGCTATTCGTGCTCCACAATATTATAATGAATGTTACGGTTGCGATAGAATTAATCCAGATATATTAACAGCATTTAAAAACAATCCATATACACAATCGCTAACAAGCTCTGTCTAATATTTTATAAATTTTACAGTTTCATTTTTGTAAAATTTATTAGTAAAGTATAATAAGTTATTTGGTACTAATTATGAGTTATGAACAATAATATGAATTTGTTACAAATTACTTAATTAAATAAATTAATACGTTATATTTAAATATAAAAACACTTATTGAAATATAGTAATTTAAATGTCGTTAAATATTCATGAAAATATAAAAGAAAAATTAAATTACTTTCATAAAATACATAAAATACCAAATATTCTTTTTCATGGACCGACTGGAAGCGGTAAAAGAACAATTGTTAATGAATTTATTCATAAAATTTATGATAATGATAGAGAGAAAATTAAAAATTTTGTTATGTATGTAAATTGTTCACAAGGAAAAGGTATCAAATTTATAAGGGATGAACTAAAATTTTTTGCTAAGACGCATATAAATTCGAATGGTGGAAACAATTTTAAAAGTATTATTCTGTTAAATGCTGACAAATTAACAATGGATGCACAATCAGCATTAAGAAGATGTATAGAATTATTCAGTCATAATACTAGATTTTTTATTGTAGCCGAAGATAAATACAGTTTAATGAAACCAATTCTTTCAAGATTTTGTGAAATTTATGTTTCTGAGCCAATTGTAAATGGTAAACTAGTAAATCTTTATAAATACAATTTAAATCAAGTCTTTAATATGAAAGACATAAAAGCACAAAAAATAGATTTACTTAAAAAAGAAATCATTAAATCAACTACAAAAAACATTTCTATTGAAGATTTAATGTTGTTATCTAGAAAACTATATGAAAAAAGTTACAGTTCATTAGATATTTTATTTTTATTGGAAAATCCAAAATTTTTAGAAAAAAGAATTAATGCAGAGAAAAGGTATGAGTTGTTAATTTGTTTTAATCGTATAAGGAGTGAATTTAGAAATGAAAAACTCTTAATGTTGTTTATATTAAATTTTATTTTTTTAAGTTCAGAATTGTCTTTAGAAAATATAAGTTTTATTTAAATGGATGACTTTAACGTAAGCGCGCTTCATGAATCTAAAAATGAATGGGGAGCTAGATTAGTTACTCTGTTAACACCTTTAGTGATCGATGGCTATAAATCTATACTTGATGAATCTATTAAACTCTGTAAAGATAACAATGAAATGGACAAATACTTAATGACATTTCAAAATTTAATCACTCGAATTCCAAAGTGGAATCAGCAAATAGTTGAGAATGAGAGAAAAAGAATATGTGAAAAATCAGCTTGTAATTATTTAGAAGATTTAGTAACATGTGTTCATATTATTCAACTCAAAGTTTTAACTGCTATGAGAGTAGGCCAGAAACAAAAAAAAATAGATATTAATGTGCCTAAATTAGACGATTTTATTCATAAAGTTTATATCAATGTGGCAAGAAAAGTGTATAAGAATGTGTATTTATTTCAAATAGGAATTGAGCCATTACAAATTCAAAAAAATTATAGAGAAATAGAAATTATTGTTCAAGAATGTATATTAAACACATTGAGGGAAAACATTCCTGTTGAAGCTATATTAAAAGCTTATATGGACGAGTCTGTTGAAGAAGATGTTGTTGAAGAAATTAAAGAAGAAGTAACTCATGAACCTATAATTGCTCCTGTGGAAAAATCTCATCAAGCTGTTGGATTACAAAAAACCAATGTTAGTTTTAATGACATTGACTATGTTAAATCAGACAATGGAGTATCACAAATTACAGCACCAAAAAACATAGATAGATTGGAAGAGATTAGCTTAATGAGAAATGAACAAAGAAAAAAAGAATCAGATGATGACGATAATGAAAAATTAAAAATATCAGACCAATCTTTTAATTTAGATAATTTAGATATTCATAATATTGAAGAGCCTAAATTAGATTTACTTCCTGATTTATTAATAGATGAAATTGAAGTTTTAGAGTAATTTGCGTAAAATAGATAATAAGTTTGTTCTTATTTAAATTAATAATGACAAATATATTTGTAGTAGCCGCTGTTATATCAATTGTATTTTTATTAGCAAAATTTTTTGAGATGAGATATATTGAAAAAGAAAGTAAACCTTTAAAGTTTTTGATAAGAGATACGCTTTTAGTGTATTTTAGTGTAATAATAGCTAATTTTGTAATAGAACAAATAAATCCTGTAATAAAAGGTGGAGGATCACCTAAAATAACTCCTGTTTTTACAGATAACCCAGGCTTTTAAAAAAAAATATAGTTTTAAATATATGAGAAAGATAAAAGGAGGAACGAATGCGTCAAAAACTTTAGCAGTCTCACTGGTTGGAGGAAAAAAACGTAACAAGACACATATACGAAGTAAGAGCAGAAGACATCGCACTTTAAAAAGACACAAAAAAACTAGAAGACACAATAGAAGGAGAACAGGTGGAACTTTACCACCGCCTCCTGGATGGATAATAGGTGCCAATGGTGAATTTGTGCCTGACCCAAATTATAAAAAACCTTCTAGAACTTTACCACCGCCTCCTGGATGGATAATAGGTACCAATGGTGAATTTGTGCCTGACCCAAATTATAAAAAACCTTCTTAATGAAAATAAGTAAACTAATTTAACTTGTTAATAAATATTTCATTCAAATAATTTAATATTTATTATAATTATCGCCCAGTCCAAATTTTAACTATTGCTCTCGGTAAAGTGCCTCGTTTTAAGTCAACCATATATTCATCATAAGTATAACCCCATTTTTGATATTTCATTATATTGCCAAATAAAGATTTTGCGTTCAATAATTTTGGAGATTCTGAAAAAAATATTGAGCCAAATATTCTCTCCAAACTACATCTGTCTTTTCTACACGTAACAGCAGTTATTAAATTATTTATTCTGTATTTATTTTCTATATATTCAAGAAACTCTAAATTTATATAACTTTGAACACCAAAACATCCATACCATTTATCAACATTTAATCCTAAAACGTTAATTTCTTTTGAAACTTTAGTTTCTATTGAAATATTATTCTTAAGATTTTTCGAAATTCTTTTTGTGTTTTCAAAGTTTTCTTTATCTGGATTAAAAAACCACAAAGGCAATACTTTTACACCATCCAGTTTTTCAAAAGGAATACGTTTGTGAAAAAATACACTATCGTGTATAATAATGGCATTTTCAAAAAATCTATATTTTAAAAAATAATAATAGGGCAAAAGCTCTCCTCTACCAGGAAATTCAGATTGAATAATTTCTACGTTTTTATAATCAAATTCTGAATTAACATATTTATAATTGCTATTATCATCAATAATTACAATTTTCCTAAAAGGATATAGGCTTCTAATAAGTTTTACACAATGGTTCCAATAATTATTAGTTTTAACTGAATTAACATGTCTAGTTACTATAAAACCAAATTTACTATCCATAATATATGTAAATATTATCTATTATGGATTTACAAAAAATAATTCTAAATGTGTAATGGAATTAAATCTATATTAATAATGTCGTCTGTATTTTTAATCGCTCCACTAAACAAGAAACTATTAAATTCATCACGTTCTAGTTGAGCTTGAGGTGTATGTTTATGAACGCATCTTGCTATCATTTTATATAATTTAAACTCTGGATATCTCTCTAGCCCATTGTTTTTATAAAGCATATTTAAACCTTTATCATCTAAACACCATTCAAAAATTAAACGTTTAACGGGGTCTTTCACCCTACTTAAATCCTTCATGTCTTCAAAATCATCAATGATATAATCAAAAATTGAACATGCTAATCTACATAAATCAAAACTATAATTTGGTTCTAATCTAGGTTTCTTGTCATTAAAATATGGATCTGTATTATATTGGGTTGCGGCATCTCCTCCAGATTGAAAACTGTCGCTGCAGAATGTTTTTCCATCAAATTTAAAAATACTTCTACCAAAGTCTATTATTTTAAATATTCTTCCAAATGTTGGGACTTTATAATATTTCTTTTTATAACAATAATACAAATATTTTTTATCAGTCTCATTATACATTACGTTGTTAGTATGTAAATCATTATGTGTAAAACTAAATACTTTTTGATATGTTATAAGGATCATTATTATTTGCATAAATGCTGAATACCATTCTTCATTTGTTAAAACATTATTTAAAATTAAATTATCGAAAGTGTTTTCGCAGTATTCCATTCCAATTACTTGAACGGGGAATTTTGGTATAAACACATTTATTGTTTCTTCTTCTTCACATTCATAGTCTTCGTCGTCATTATTATCTTCTTGTAAATTATTGCTACCCTCTTCAGAATTTACGTCAATTTGTTGTTCACAATTTTCACAATTATCGTTTAAATTCTCATCATTTGTATGAGATGAACGTGATGAACAAGTTGATTTTGAGTTTAATGTTACATGATAGTCTGATAAATTTGTCATATCAATTAAGTCCAACGACAAATCCTTCAATTGATTTAAATCTATCGCATTACTTTCATCAAAAACATCATCAAATATTTCATTATCAACTGATTTTAACGACTTCAAACTGATATTGTTGCCTATCGTCAATGGTTTTAACTTTTTTTGTTCTTGTTGAAATAAGTGTTCATATTCATCAATCTTAAATAATATATTTTTATTCTTATTGAAAAAATCAGAATTGTTTAAATAATCGATATCATCAAAAACATTTATTTTAAACTCATTTTTAATACCCAAAAAAGATCCATAATATTCAACTCCATGCGTAAATTTATAGGCACTTCTTAATTGGCTTGATAGAAATAAAAATAAGCCATCAACATAAGCTGAATTGTTTAGGTCAATTAATTTGGAATTACAATTCTCTATATTAGAATTTAGTTTAGGTAAATTGAATAAGTTAGGGTTTTGAACATCATATTTACCAATCATGTATTTATACGGGTCTAACAAAGGTGCCATTTTGAAGAATACTTCTTTATCCTTTACTTTATTTGTCTCTATATTCTTGATTCTACACATAAAAAGATTATCATTATCTTCGATATTCCCTTCAGGGCTTATATTTGAAATATACCATTTATTGTTTAGATTAATGCTATTGTAATTGTTCTCATTTAAATTAAAAAATCTTGTGTAAATAGGTATATAGTTTTGTGTTTTAGAGAGAAAAAGTGAATTAGGTTCTTCAAAATTCTTAAAAAGTTCAGTGTTTTTCCTTTTTTGATAATTTATTGTTATCATCTTTAGTCAATTAAAATATAAATTAAATCTTTTTTTAACTTATTATTTTAACAATATCTTTATGATATTTCTAAAAGCTTCTTGAGATTTAATATTTGTTCGTTTAATTTAGGCAAAATATAATAGCGTTTAAATTGTAGATAATTTCTTTTATAAATATTATAGAAATGAGTTTGGAGCTTAAAAAATTTGATATGAAAAGCATCCAATTTAAGGCAACTGAAAACAAAGGTCCAGTTGTAGTTTTAATTGGTAAACGCGACACTGGTAAATCATTCTTGGTAAGAGATTTGTTATATTATCAACAAGAAATACCTATTGGCACAGTTATATCAGGAACAGAAGAAGGCAACGGATTTTATGGTAAAATGGTGCCAAGATTATTTATTCATAATGAATATAATTCAGCTATCATTGAAAATATATTAAAGCGTCAGCGAACAGTATTAAATCAAGTTAAAAAAGAAATGGAGACCTATAAACGTTCAAACATAGACCCTAGAGCATTTGTAATTCTTGATGATTGTTTGTATGACAATACATGGTCTCGTGATAAATTAATGCGATTACTTTTTATGAATGGTAAAAGTTTGCCATAGTCATTTCAAAAAAATGGCTAGTGTATTGTTAATTCAATATGCGACACGTCCAAATTGCGGAAAAATCTTGATTAAGAGCTTTATGTTCTTTGAAGGTTTATACTACTAAACTATTGTAGAAATATAATGGTGGCTTATGCTAATCACATAAGGTACAGTAAAAAGGTATAAAATAGAGACAACCCGCAGCAAGTCATCTAAGTTCATTATGGTAAGAATATGATGATTGTTCAACGACTAAATGCTCGTGGGATTGAGAAGTCTAACCAACTTCTGTGATATCTTAAGATATAGTCTAACCCCATTCGAGAGAATGCTATACCCATTTAAAAAGTATAGGTTTTATGATTTTAGAAAGAAATGTCTAAATGAAAACGGTATTATTGAGACACTGGAAAGTAATGTTAGTTATCACAATGCAATATCCTTTAGGTATTCCTCCAACATTGAGAACCAACATAGATTATGTATTCATTTTGAGAGAAAATTATATTGCAAACAGAAAACGAATATATGACAATTATGCTGGTATGTTTCCAACATTCGAGTCTTTTTGTCAAGTCATGGACCAATGTACTGAAAATTATGAGTGTCTTGTAATTAACAATAATTCTAAATCTAATAAATTACAAGACCAGGTTTTTTGGTATAAAGCTGATAATCACAATGATTTCCGTCTTGGGTCTAAAGAATTCTGGGAATTATCTAAGGGATTACCAGATGAACAACAAGAAGAACAATATGACCCTAACATGACCAAAAAGAGGGGTGCTGGACCGAAAATCAATGTTAAAAAGACTTCTAAGTGGTAAATATAATATATTTAATAATATTAATTATATTATTTAACAATCATCAAATGAAATAGTTGCAGGATATTTTATATAACAATAATCCCTCCAATTTGTATTTATATTATTTAATTCACACCAGTCAAATAAAAATTTACCAGAAGGTGTCTTTACAGGAAATTCTTCCCATAAATTATATTTAAATCTTAACAAAAGATTCATTATTCCCATCTCGTTTGTTCTACATAAAGTATAAGTATTCATTGCTTCTATCAATTGAGTTTTATCACACAATCTCAAAATGTTGGTATCATAAATCCAAATACAATTTAAAAAATAATTTTCATTTAAAATATTCTCTCCAAAATCGGTTTTCACTTTTTCAATAATATCTTGGTTGTCATAACTTAACTGACAATTAAATGTAGTATAACTACCGATTTTTCCATCCTTTGGTGCAAGAATTTTTCCTTTATAATCTAACTCCAATAAATATTTAACATCATCTAAAACTCTTAATCCGGCATCCAAAAATATTACACGATTCCACTTAATAAAATAATCATCAAATACATGTAATTTTTCCCATTGATTTAATTTATTAATTTCTCTCTTATCTGAATTAGAAAATCCATTCAATCCAATTTTATTTAAGAGAAATGTTTTATCAATTGGACTGAATTTTACTTCAATAATATTATAAAAATCCTTAAAATTACTATTCAGTGTAAAATCTATCGTTATAAGAACTATGTCTTTATGCCAATTTCCTTTGCTTCTTAAATCAATAATAGTTCGTTTTGCTTTATTAAAATATTTTAAGTCTGTTACTAAAACAAACGTAGTATCGTTTATTTTTTCTTCCTGCATTTCTTGAGATTGTATATTTATGTTATAATAAAATCTATTAGCTTCTTCAGTCATAGTTCGGTGTATAGTTATGGCATTATTTAGTTCATAATCGTTTTTAGGCGGATCTATTA